AAGGGCAGATAGAGCCAGAGCAACACAAAGGGCTGGTAGTGATGATCCTTTAGTAGTTTCTACACATATGCTTTGTCAGTTAGCAGAAAAAGAAGATGGAACAAAAGCATTTCACCCAGCCGATTTTGCTAATTTGCAGAATGAGTTGCCAGAAAATGTATTGAATGAAATTGAATTATTTTTATTTGGTGTAAATCAAAACGCAACTATTGATAACGTAAAGGAATCCTAAAGGGGGATAACTGGTTAAATTTTGAGTTTTTCCTTGCAACAGAATTAGGTAAGACAGTTAGTGAATTGAGAACACAACTCACTGAGGAAGAGTTAGTATTTTTTGCTGGATATTATGAGTTAAAACGTGAAAGAGAAAAGAAAGAGATAGATGCAATCAAACGCAAATCAAGATATAGTTAAAGGAGTTATTGTTAAGTCGTGGCAGTTTCCAATGTAGAACTAAGAGTTGGTGCTACCCAAGCAATAACAGCATTAAAGAATGTAAATACACAGGCACAAAAATTTAATCAAACTGTAAACGGAACAAATAGCAAGTTAAAAGACGCTAATAAAGCCTTACCTATGCTTGGTAAGTCATTTTTTGGTGCTGGTGCTGGTGCTAAAGGGGCGGCTGTAGGTTTTAGGTCTGCTGGGGCTGCGTTAGCAACATCTTTAGGGCCACTTACTGCTGGTCTTACTTTAGTTGCTGCACTCACAAAAACATTTCAAAATTTAGCTGCACAAGACTTTGCGATTGCAAGAGTAAGAACTCTTGGAGTAAATGTTGAAGCTCTCAGGCCACAGCTTGCAAGTTTATCAAATGAGCTAAGTGGTCAGGTTTCACAGCTTTCATTGTTAGAGGCATCTTATGACCTAGCCTCTGCTGGTTTTGCTGAAACTGCTGAGATAACAAATATTTTGAAAGCAGCCCAGTTAGGAGCTACTGGTGGTTTTTCTGATTTACAAACAGTTACTGATGCAACTACATCTGTTTTAAATGCTTATGGCTTAGAAGCGGATAAAGCTGGAAAAATAGTTGATGGATTCGCACAGACACAAGCTGATGGTAAGATTGTTGTTGACCAATATGCACAGCAGATAGGACGTATTGCACCAATAGCGGCTGGTGCTGGTGTAAGTATTGATGAATTAAATGCTGCGATTTCTGCTGTCACTGCAACTGGTGTTCCTGTTGAATCGACCTTTGCTGGACTACGACAGGTTATTGCTTCAATACAAAAGCCTACAAGTGAAGCTTCAAAAGTCGCAGAAAAATTAGGTATTGACTTCAGTGCTTCAGCTTTAAAATCAAAAGGATTAAGTGGAGTTTTAGAGGAAATTGTAAAAAATGGTGGAGCAAGTGCAGATAATTTATCTAAGTTATTTGGAAGTGTAGAAGCTCTCACAGCAATACAACCTTTATTAAATGATGAATTAGTTAAGTTCAACGAGGCTCTAGAAAACCAAGCTAATGCACAAGGAAGGGCTGCACAAGACGCTTTTACAGCAACTAATACAATACAAGGTCAGTTAACAAGACTTGGAAGTGCATTTACAAATTTGACAACAGAAGGTTCTGAGTTTGGAATAATAATTCGAGAAGTTTTGAAAGTTACTGCTGTTACTGTTGAAGCTCTAGGACTTGCTGTTAAAGCTGTCTTTTTACCATTTAGACAGCTTTTTGCTGTTATTGGTGAGATCGGAAAAGCTATAGGTGATGCGATAGGAGTTGATGCAACAGCAACTTTGTTTAATCTTGAGCAAGGTTGGATAGGTATAAAAGAGGCAGTTTCAGACGCTTCAGATAGAGCTATCTTTTTTGCAAGAGTTGTAGGCGGTGTTATCGGTAAAATAGTTGTTCTAATAAGTAATACTGCAAGTGGTATTCAAAAAACAGTTAGCGGTCTTGTTGATAGTGTTGTTACTTTTATTAGAGACAAAATTCAAGAACTTATTGATTTTATTCCAGAACCAATTAAAAAATTATTAGGAGGTTTGGAATTACCAAAACTTAATCTTGATATTGAATTACCAAAATTACCAAATCCATTCAAAGGTTTATTACAAAAAGCAAATGAATTAAAAGATGCTGTTATTGAGTTTTCTGGAGTCGAAAAAACCATTACAGATGAAAACAATAACCAATTAGATGCAAAAAATAAAATTGTAGAAACTAATAAAAAACTCAAAAAAGATGTTGAGGAGTTAACAGAGAAAGAAAAAAAAGCAAAAGAAGAAGCTGAAAAACTTAAAGAAACTTTTAGGCAAATTGGTGAATCCGTAAGAAATGATTTAGTAAATAACCTTACAGATGCTATTACTGGTGCAAAATCTTTTGGTGATGCTATGAGGAATGTATTAGGTAATCTACAACAAAAACTAATAAAACTTGCATTAAATAAAGCAATAAGCGGCATAGGCAATGCTTTAAGTGGTGGGAAAGGTTTTGGCGGTTTCTTGGGTGGGTTGTTTGGTAAGGAAAGGGGCGGTAGAGTCTCGGCTGGTGGTGCTTTTGTCGTTGGTGAGCGAGGGCCTGAAATCCTACAAATGGGTTCAAAGGGTGGCAATATAATTCCAAATAGTCAGCTTGGAGGTGGTGGCAGCACTGTTAACAATATGATTACAGTAAATGTAGATGCCTCTGGCACTTCAGTTGAAAGTGATGAGGGACAGGCAAATTCGTTTGGTCAAGCTTTAGCTCAAGCGATTCAAGCAGAACTTATCGCTCAAAAACGTGCTGGAGGGCTTTTATCTAACGCATAAACATGGCATCATTTCCTACTACAGTTAAACCTATTTATGGCATGACTAAAGTAAGTCAGCCCAATATCAGGACTATTCGATTTGCAGATGGTTTTGAACAGCGTCAATTAATAGGTATTGCAGCCCATCAAAATCCAAAAGTTTATAATCTAACTTTTGCGAATATTACCGAAGCTCAAAGTGATGAAATTACATACTTTTTAAATGAAAGAGCTTTAGATCAAGCATCTTTTACATTTACACCAGAAGGCGAAGCCTCTACAAAAACAGGTACATATTCACAAAGCGGCACTACTATTACAGTTTCTATAACAGCACATCAATTATTTGCAAATGATTCAATAGTTGTAGATTTCACTTCTGGCTCTGCATCTGATGGTACATATTCTGTCGTTTCTTTAACTAATGCAGACACTTTTGTAATTACTGCTGGAAGCAGTGCAACAACTTCTGGAGACCTATCAGTTACAAAATCAGGAACATCAAATTTTGTTTGTCAAAGATGGCAAAAAACAATAACTTATAATGGTAGAGCATCAATAAACGCAACATTTAGAGAGGTATTTGAACCTTAATGGCAATACCAACAGAGGAACTACAAAAGGCAAATCCAAGTGCCAAGATAGAATTGTTTGAAATACATTTAGTTTCTGCACTTCATGGTAGTTCTGACGTAAGTAGGTTTCATAATGGCATTAATATGAATACAACTTTTAATGTTGTTTTTCAAGGTAATACATATACAAGAATACCAATAGAGGCAAATGGCTTTGAATATTCGATAAGCAGAAAAGCACTACCAAGACCCACTGTAAGGATTAGTAACTTAGGCTCAACTATTACAGCGTTAATGACACAAGCAAATTTGACAACAGCAAAAAACGATTTAAACGGAGCTAAATTTAAAAGAATAACTACACTTTTAAAATTTATTGATAATGCAAATTTTGAATCTGGGACTAATCCTTTTGGTACTCCAGCAAATACGACTTACGAAAATCACACATTTTTTATAGATAGAAAAACAATCGAAAGTAAAGATTTTGTTGAATTTGAACTTGCAATGTCTTTAGACTTGCAAAATCGTAATGCACCTAAGAGAATAATTACAAGAAAAGATTTTCCTTCTGTTGGTACTTTCGCATGAATACTTGGCAAGAACAGGCATTACATCACGCAAAGGTTTCTTTACCAGATGAATCTTGTGGCCTAGTTTTAGATGTTGATGGACAACAACAATATTATCCTTGTAAAAATATTGCTGTAGAGGGTGCAAATTCTTTTACTATAGATCCCGAAGATTGGGCAACAGCAGAGGAAACAGGAACAGTATTACACATTTGTCATTCACACCCAAATGGAGATTTAACAGCCTCAGAGGAAGATATAAAAAATTGTGATTTTCTTGGTTTATCTTGGTTTATCTTTGATCCAGAAAATGATGAATGTGTAGAACTTAAACCAAAAGAGCATAAACCTATGCTAACTAAAGATAAATTTATTGATAGAGAAAGAACAGAATATGAACAAGGTTTAAGAAAAATAAAACTTTATGGAAGACTAGCTCAATTAGTTGGTTGGCACGTTAATTATGCTGATGTCAAAAACATGAAAGATGTATATAAATATTTAGTATGTAATTATCCAGAAATAGAACCACATTTGAGACAAAATATGTACAGAATAACCATCAATAATGATGTTGTAAAAACAAAAGAGGATTTATTAGTGCATGGCGAAGGAGAAATAAAAATGATACCTATTGTTTCTGGTGCATGGTTTTGGTTGGCTGCCGCATTTCTTGGTGGAGGTGCTGCTGTGAGTGCTGTTGCTGGAGCAGGCACTATTTTGGCCACTATTGGTGCAACTTTAACATCTATTGGAATTTCCACAGCTATCGGTGGTGTTACAAATATGCTTTTCCCACAACAACAGCCTTCTGTAGGTGATATTTCTTCTGGTTTAAGTGAAACAGATAGTAGAGTCAATTATTCATTTAATGGTATTCAAAATGTAAGTAGAGCAGGGGTTTGTATTCCTTTAATATACGGGGAGGTATTTACTGGCTCTATTGTTATTAGCTCTGGTACTGATACCGCACCTGTTTATAAAGACTAATTATGACAATTCCAAGTAATATTAATGATGCTAACAGTCTAAGGTTCAGACAAAATGATCGTGAGGGTCAAACAGCATTAAGATATACTGACTCCTCAATGAAGGAGGGCGAGATTGGCTCTCGTCAGTTTATAACTTTAGTTGATGTTATTGGAGAAGGTGAAATTGCAGGTTTTCCCTCTGCTATAGATGCTGGACATACACAAGGAACAAATAATTATAACACAACTAGTTTAAAAGACGTATTTTTAAATAATACACAAGTACTTAAACAATCAGCACCTGATACAAATCCTGATGATTCTGATTTTAACTTTGGTACATCTGATTCAAATAGGCCAAGATTTATTCCCCGTTTTGGTACTTCGGATCAAACAAGAATAGAAGGATTACTAGAAACAGAAAGAGATAGACCTGTTGGAGTAAATGTTACAGTTGCAAGCCCACAAGTAGTAACTATTACAGATACATCTACTGAAGGAATAAGAGTAACTTTAGGTTTTCCTAGATTACAAAAAATTGAAGATGATGGGAATATTTCTGGAGTTACTATTGAATATACAATAGAGGTAAAAAATCAAGCAGGCACATTATTAAAAAAAATAAATACAACTGGAAACCTTACTGGTTTAGATCGTGATATACATACTGGAGGTGGTATTATAACTGGGAAAAGCACATCACCTTATTTTAAAGATCATATATTATTTTTACCTGATGATATACAAAATTCTGATTTTCCTTTAACAGTAACTGTTACAAGAGTGACAGCAGATTCTACAGATTCAAGAATTTTAGATGTTTTTGAACTTTCTTCAATTACTGAATTAATTTTTGATCCTAGTACTTTTCCAAATACTGCTCTTTCAGCTGTACGATTTGATGCTGAAATCTTTAGATCTGTTCCAAGACGTACTTATAGGGTTAGAGGCCGTCTTGTAAAAATACCTCATAATGCAACTGTTAGGTCTGATGGATCTTTGTCATTTTCAGGTGATTTCAATGGAACTTTAAAAACAAGTAAAGAATATTGTAACGATCCAGCTTGGGTTCTTTATGACATTATTACGGAAAGTAGGGCGGGTTTTGGTGATTTTGTAACCGAAGATGAGGTAGATAAATATTCTTTTTATAATGCTTCTGTTTACAACTCAGAACTTATAAACAATGGACAGGGTGGGACTAGCCCAAGATTTTCTTGTAATATTGTAATTCAACAATCTAACCCAGCATATACACTTTTAAACAAGATTGCTTCCATAATGAGAGCAAGTCTTTATTTCGAAGATTCTAAAATTACTCTCGCACAAGATAGACCAACAACAAGCTCATATTTCTTTTCTTATGCAAATGTAAAAGAAGGTGGATTTGTCTATACAGGTGCAAGCCAAAGAACCAAAGATACAGTTATCAATGTCAAATATTTTCAAAATGAAACAAGAACTTTTGAATATGAAACTGTAGAAGATACTTCCGCAAATCAATCAAAATATGGAGTTGTAATAAGAAACATTGAAGCTATAGGTTGCAGTGACCAAGCACAAGCTAGAAGAATGGGGCTGTGGCATCTTTACACGCAGAACAATGAAACAGAAACAGTTGCTTTTACAACAGATGCTTCTGCTGGATCTTTAATAAGACCCTCGCAGATTATTACTATACAAGATCCTGTTCGCAGTGGTTTCAGACGCTCTGGGAGGATTGCAGCGGCAACAACTACACAAATAACGATAGATAATACTCAAGATTTACCGACAACACCAATTACAGGAGACCAACTTTCAGTAATACTTACAGATGGCAGTTTAGAGACTAAAACAATATCAACTATCAGTTCAAATGTAATTACTGTTGATAGTGCTTATAGTTCAGCACCACAAGCGAACAGTGTTTGGTTATTTGTAAGGGCAACAGTTGAAACAGAAGATTTTAGAGTCTTGTCGGTAGAAGAAAAAGACAATCAATACAATATTACTGCAATGTTTCACAATTCTGATAAATACTCTTTTGTTGAAGATGGGGCAGCAATAACAACTCCTGTGATAACTAACCTCATAGAATTAAAAGATGCACCAAGTAACCTTTCAGCACAAGAATTAATAGTTGTTCTTGGTGATAGAGCCGTCAGTAAAATCCTTTTAAGTTGGTCGCCAGAAGCAGGGGTTTCACAATATTCAGTAAAACACAAACTTGATAACGGCAGTTTTCAAACTACTATTGTTCAAAGTCCAGTTTTTGAAATATTTGATTCACAACTTGGAACTTATGAATTTGAAGTTTATAGCTACAATGCCTTTAATGAACCGAGTGTTTTACCAACAACTTTAACATTTCAAGCTGAAGGAAAGACAGCAGTTCCAGCAGATGTGCAAAATGTAAGAGTTGAACCTATATCAGATGAATTTGTAAGATTACGTTTTGATAAATCCACAGATGTTGATGTAACTCATGGTGGAAACGTGGTAATTCGTAGTTCTAACCTGACATCTGGTGCAACTTTCACAAATGCTGTTGACGTGCTTCCAGAACTTTCTGGAAACGTCAGCGAGTCGATTGTTCCCAATATTGTAAATGGCACATATCTTTTAAAATTTAAAGATGATGGAGGCCGCTTAAGTTCTGGTGATGCTTCTGTTGTAGTGCTTCAAACAGTTCCAAATGCGTTTCCAAAACTCACAGTTTTAGAAGATAGAGAAGATACAGACAGCCCGCCTTTTGCTGGTACTAAAGTTGATTGTTTTTTTAGTGATGATGTCAATGGTCTTGTTCTTGGCTCACTTGTAACGATTGATGATGAATCAGATTTTGATACTATTGCAGATTTTGATTTTATCGGTGCTGTAGATATAACAGGTGGATCATACAGTTTTGCAAATACTCTTGATTTAGGAGGTAAACAGCCTCTAAGATTACGCAGACATATTGTTTCTCAAGGTTTTTACCCTAATGATTTATTTGATAGAAGAACTGCAAACATTGATACTTGGACTGACTTTGACGCTGCTACTGCATTTGATGTTGGAGCATCATTATTAGTTGCGACAACTGACCTTGACCCTGATTTAGTAGTTTCATCAGGTGTTACTTATGGACAAAGTGGCACTACGATTACTGTAGCTAAAACCGCACATGGATATTCTGTCGGAGATTTTGTAGTAATAGATTTTGCTGCTGGCGGTGCGACTGATGGAAATTATCAAATAACCTCAAAAACAGATAACACATTTACAGTAACTTCTGCTACAAGTGCAACCATTTCAAGTGGGACATCTTGTACTTATGGAGCAAATTTTAGTCAGTTCAATCCTTTTGTAAATGGTGTTTATGTTGCAAGAGGGTTTAAATTTAAATGTGAAATGGATTCTGACGATCCAGCCCAAAGTATTGAGATTGACCAGCTAGGTTATACAGCAGAACTTGAAAGTAGAACAGAAACAAGTCTTGGAAATGCAGGGGCAACAAATGGTTTGATTGCATCTGGAACCTCTACTAAATCTGTGACATTTACAAATAGCTTTTTTACAGGCTCCACAGGAACTGGTGTCGCTGATAATACTGTCTTACCATCAATTGGTATAACTATTGAGAACGGACAGTCAGGTGATTTCTTTACCCTCTCAAATATCAGTTCGACTGGATTTGATATAGATGTGATGAATGGATCAAGTCATGTTAATAGAAATTTCAAATATGCTGCCACAGGATTTGGGCGTGGTAGTTAGTTTTAGATTAGGATATACTTAGATAAAAAATTGGATTAGGTAATGGCAACACACGATTACGTTATAGATAACTCCACTGGAGCTAATGTCAGGGCTGATATAAACAATGCTTTAGCTGCGATTGTAAGTAATAATTCAAGTTCATCACAGCCTACAACTCGATATGCGTATATGTGGTGGGCTGATACTACAACAGGAATTTTAAAAATAAGAAATAGCGCAAATGATGGTTGGGTAGAACTTTTACAACTTGATGGCACATTAACTCTTGAAGATGGTACAAATTCAGCACCAGCACTGGCTTTTAGAGATGATTTAGATACAGGAATATATAGTTCAAATGCTAATACTTTCAATGTTGCAACTGGCGGTACTGAAAGAATGGAGCTTGGTTCAACAACAATATTTAATGAAGATGGGGCAGATGTAGATTTTAGAATTGAAGGAGATACAAATGCAAATTTATTTTATTTAGATGCTGGAAATGATCGGATTGGTTTAGGTACAGCAAGTCCCGCAGCTATTTTACATGTTAGCGATACTTACCATTTCACTGCTGCTGGTGGTAACAGCACAACAGGCATGATGATTGGAAACTATGATGGTTCATCTTATGGTGTCTTAAGCCTTAGAGCTTCTACTCATAGGTTTGATATTAGTGGCAGCGAAAAAGCTAGATTTGATTCGTCTGGAAGGTTGCTAATAGGAACTACTACTGAAGGACACGCAAATGCAGATGATTTGACAATAGCAACGTCTGGAGATACTGGAATTTCAATAAGATCAGGAACAAGTAATGCGGGTAATATTTATTTCTCTGATGGCACATCAGGAAATGATGAATTTAGAGGATTTATAAGTTATGGTCACAATGTCAATAATATGTATTTTGCCACAGAAGCAACAACACGATTGCAAATTAATGATATAGGACATATAGAAATTACTACTGAAGTTGCGTCTAATGGAAATGTTGGTTTACAACTAGATACAAATAGTACAAGCAATGCTTCATCTTTGTTGTTTCAAGCTGGAGGTGAAAATAGAGCACAACTACAAGTACAAAGGGTTGCTGGTGATGGAGGTTATGTTGCTTTACAAGTAGCAAGAACTGACAACAGCAATACACTAGTAAATGTATTTACAGCCACTCCTTCAACTTCTGGCGATACGACACCAGATTTAACTCTTAATGGAAATCTTGTTGTATCATCTGGAAATGGTATTGATTTTAGTGCTACAGGAGAAGGTACTGGAACAGCGAACGAGGCTGAAATACTAACTGATTATGAAGAAGGAACAGTTAATATCACAATGAACACCCATTCTGATAAGACCAATGTTTCTGGCAATGGAAATACAACTTTAACTGTTACTGGACATTACGTGAAAATTGGTAAAACTGTCAATGTTACAGCAACTTATAATGGTTTACATCAGAGTGGAAGTAATGCTAGACAGGCGCACGTTATTTTTAGTTTTACTGGTTTACCATATGCCTCTTATAACGGCACTGGTGCAAGTGTACAAACAACAGCATTGGGTTATAACAGAGGAATTTATGCAAGATATAACCAAGTTCGCGTAGATGATGATTTAAGTAATTTTTATGTTTACATGGGTAGTAACAGCACAGCTGCTCTCACTAATGTTAACCAAACAGACTCAACTGGTTCACTATTTTGGGCATTAAACGATAATGATTCAAGTCAATATCTAACATTTAAAATGACTTATCTTACAGCAGCGTAGACCGAGCTAAGTCTATAAACTAAGCCTAAACCTGTTTTAATCGGAGATTAATCCTAATGGCACTCTCAGAGTCAGTCGAATACGACAAAATTGAAGTTGTCGGTGAATTTGCAATCGTGCAAGTACGAAAAAGACACATTGTGAAAAAAGATGGAGTAGAACTTGCTTCAAGTTTTGAAAGATACGCTTTAGAAGCTGGTACACTTGATGAATCAGATAATTTTGTTGATAACCCTTTAGATAAAGAAAGTGATATGGTTACTGCTATCCCAGATAAAGTTAAAAATATTTGTAATGCTGTATGGACTTCAGATATAAAAACAGCTTTTAAAGCACACCTAATAGCAAATAAACCAACTTACGGACTTTCATAATGAAAAATCAAAAACGTATTGACCAATTAAAGCTTGATTTACAAGTTGCAGTTGATGAATATAATAATGTTCAAAAAAAAATTCAAGAACTTATTACTGCTCGTGATGCTTTTAAAATGAAAGCTTTTTCTTGTTCTGAAAGACTTAAAGAATTACAAGGACAAGAGGAAGTAACCACTGAAATAAAAACAGAGGTTATTGAATAATGGCTGTTACTTGGAATGTTGTTTCTTTGGATTCAATAAAAACTGTTGGAAGTTTATCTGATGTTGTTACAACTGTTTACTGGACTGCTTTTGATTCTGAAACTGTAGGAAGTGGTGACTCTGCGGTTGTTCATACTGTAGACAGATATGGTTCTGTAGAGCTTGCTGAAGCTGATTCTGGATCTTTTACTGCTTATGCAGATATAACAAAAAATAATGCTATCGCATGGGCTAAAGCTGCTCTAGGCTCTGATGAAGTTACAAAAGTAGAAACAGATATTGCTGCAAAAATAACAGAAATAAAAAATCCTACTGTGATTTCTGGTGTACCATCTGCTTGGTCATCATAGACGTTATTAGATATAAAGGGGCTATGGTGGGTAAAATTATAAGCATTGATATAATAAGTCCATGACTTATTGCCTTAATTATTGCTTCTTTAACCATGTTTCAAAAAATTTGTCAGATAGCCTCATTGTTGTCGCTTTTTCTTACCTTGTCAATGTTGGGCGGTTCCTACTATGCTTACAGATTTATTAGCTCTGAACAGTTCAAGGCTAGAGTAATGAATGAAGTTCTAGACAATGTACAAGGAATTATGCCAAAGGTTTTAGATAGTGCTTTACCAGAAATGACAGGGCCAACAGTTCCAGAATATATACAGCTTAAAAAATAATGGAGATACCAGAAATAGGTATCACACAAATAAATGTTCCAGAGGTCTATATTCCTGAGATATACAAGCCAGATCCTGTATTGCCTGTAATAACAAATTTAGAAATAGATGTTGTAGGTTGTACTTATCAGCATAGAGATATAAAAAACACTGGTAATACTCAGCTTTTGCTTGATGACCCAAACGGAGTGTTTCTGACTTGTGGAGAATCTTTGTTTCCTAGCTTTTATCCTATAGATTACAGACCAGATCAGTTGGTGATTACTGAGGATTTACCGATTACGAATGATGCCCCACCTATGCCAGAGTCAGATATTCCAGAAACGAAAACACCAAAAGAAAAAAAAGAAATAAAGATTGAACCATGCCCACCAAAAGATGCTCCATTTATGGCTGGTGATTACAGAAATGATAAAAAAATCCAGAGATTAGTAAAATATGAAAAAACCATAGGAGGCTCCTGTGATCCGATCTGGGAAGATGTACCATTCCGAGAAAGTTTTATTGGTACTCCTGAAGTTCTCGTACTGTTATCGGTCTGGTTGCTGGTGGGTCTGCGGCTCTTGTTCCTATAATTCAAGGAATTGCAAAGGCTGGAATCAAAAATATAAGCAAGCGATTTACAAAAAAAAAAGATAATGTAAAATAATATTTAAGCATCACTTACCTGTAAACCTCTACACCAAAGTGTAGGTAGCGAGTTCAGGGCTGGTGCTTATTTTATTTTGTGAGTATGAGGCAAAACTTGGTTTGGTAAGGGAATAAGCTTTACATCTTTACAAGTGACTGCGTGTTCACCTGTCAGCACTACTCCGAGTTTGGCTTGTTTACCACATACCTCTAATCTATATAGGGCCATTTCTAATTTTGTTTTTTTGATTAACAACTCTTGAGCCTCGATATTTACAGCCGCAGCTTTCTTGCAAAGTTCCCCACCATTGCCCAAAGGAATATTAAATTGCATAGATATTCCATAATTTAAGTTGTAATTATCTTTTTCAAATCTTGGTGTTTTGGTGGTGTACTTTACTGCTCCTGTGTCCTCGTCATAAATATCTTGATAAGTATATTGCTCAATAGGTCGATTAAATGACCACGCATCTGTTAAATAAGGAGTTATAGTCAAACTGGGCGAGGTGCATACAATTCCTTGACTGTAGCGATTTTGAGGTAGGCTGGAGGGCAATATTTGGGTTGCATTATTGTTGATAACCCCCTGTGCCTGAGAATTTGGCGAGGCCACGACTGTCGAGGCTATGACTGGTTTTACAGGAATAAACAGTAAAATTACTGACCAAAGACAGAGGTTGT